AGTAAAATACTACTTGCATAAATAAATCAAGAATTTTATCGCATTAATGCAAGGAGTGTGTATTAGTCTTTCCCAGATGGCCAATCCGGCCAGCGTGTGAAACCTAAAAAGAATTGAAGATATGGCTAATAGTGTGAAGAAGAGAACCAGGGACTGCCCCCCCTATAAAGCAATGTACGAGCAATCGCAGAACGACCTAGATGTCACGATCGCGAAGCTCTCCTATACCGAGGCTAAGTTGAGTGCGGAGATAAACTACTCAGCGCAACTCAAGAAGCTCTTGAATAGAAAGGAGCGGGTATAATGATAGTGGACATCACAATCGACGGGAAAGACTTCCAAGTTGACTACAACTACACTCCAGCAGCCAGGGGATACCGCGACCCCAACGGCTTTCAAATGGAACCCGACACTGATGCAGAGTTGGAGATTCTAGCCATCAGGGATGATCAGTTGCGGCAATTGACCAACTTCATCAGAGATTGCCGGACAGATCTTTACATCGGGATTGAAGCGGAAGTCTTGAGCGTAATAGAGGAGGGGGATGCAGAATGACTACAAAAGCAGCAGAAAACCTTTATCTCGCTCAACATCTCTACTCGATGGAGGGTAAGAAATACGCGGTCTACAACCCACTAGAAAAGCCCGTTGAATCGCTTCCCACTATCTGGGGTTTTAATAATGGCGGATCTAGAGATATGCTTTTGGCGTGCTTGATCTCAGACGACGGAAATTTGCTTGGCGGACATTCATGCTCGCACGAAGGCTACATGCGCGGCGACTTGGGAATACTCGAAGGAACTCGACCAGATCGCCATGAGACATTTGCAAAGCATTATCCAGACGGATACAAAATGGCATTTGTTGGATATGATGACTTCAAGGAACACGGCGCTCCTATTACCGCTGCTTTGGCTCTCGCCGCTAAAAAGAAAGAGGGGGATGCAGAATGAGCAGATTATTTAAATTCAGGGCTTGGCCGAAGAGGATCATTCATGGGCACAAGAAGAAGCGGATGTACTACAGAATACTACATGAAGATTATTGGTTTAATAAACCAAGTGACGATGGAGAAGACATCAATTGGAATAATGCTGTAATATCTGTTAGGGGCTCAGATCCGTATAACCTAGACACGATGGAATACACCGGCCTTCAGGATTCGAAAGGCGTGGATATTTACGAAAGCGACATCTTAGCATTCGGAACGGGATTAGAGATGCAACGAGGAGTAGTGATCTACCACAACGGCGGGTTCTGCTTCGATCTCAATCCGCCGTTCTTCGTTATTAGACGGGCTGTAGCTGCCGTCATTAGACGACCGAGTGCAGACGCCCGGATAATCGGAAACATTTATGAGAACCCTGAACTACTGGAGAAATGATCTGCCTAACCCAACCAGAAGATTTGTTCGCTAAGTACACGATGAATGTCCATAAGTTCTATGACATCTGCGAAAGCTACTATTCGGGATTCGTCCCGTTTGGCAGACCTAACGAGCTCATTGAGCTCGCTCAACAATCAGAGGCTCACATCGACGTGCTGGCATCTTTCATTCATTGGATCGCTGAACATAAACAGCATCCTCTTTTAAAACCAAAACGTCCTTTGTTGGACAAAGAACTCTAATCAGAAACCAAATAATAATATGTCATTAATAGCAAAAGAATCAGGCGGAGCCGTCTCAGAACCAGTTCCTCAAGGAACTCATAGTGCAGTGTGCGTAGGCATCTACGACATCGGTACTCAGCATTCAGCCAAATATACCTCGTGGTCAGAATCAGTTGTCATAACCTGGCAGCTTCCAAGTCTTCGCATCGAGATTGATGGGGATGATTTGCCAAGGGTAATCTCCAATACCTACACGTTATCTCTAGGCGAGAAAGCGAACCTTCGCAAGATGCTAGAAGGATGGAGAGGTAGGGCGTTTACTCCAGTGGAGTTGCATGGATTTAGTGTGTCCAAGCTGCTTGGAGTTCCATGTATGATGCAAATCATCCACAAATCAGGTAAGGGAGCAAATGCTTCTAAGGTGTACGCAAACATCGGCAGCATCATGCCAATAATGAAAGGTAGCCCTACCGTCATTCCTGAAGGCGATACAGTCTTGTTCGACATAGATACAAATGGCCCCGGCGGTGTCATCCCTGAAACTTTTCCAAAATGGATTCAGGAAAAAATCAAGGAGTCCAAGGAATACGTCGAGGCGGTTGAAACGCATGTTGAGCAACCAACGGCAGGAGTAGCGGATACTCCCAGTGAAGAGAATGCGGATGTTGATGATTCAAATTGTCCTTTTTAGACAATGTTCGGATACATCCTCGCGTGGATAGCTGGAGCAGCCTTCGGATTCGTCTGGGGGGTGCTTTGGAAGGAGCATCACACTAAAACTGAACCATCTAAATAACCCAGCGTTGGGCAAATAATTATGATAACGATATACAAATACCCGATACAAATAATTGAAGCTCAGACTGTTGAAATGCCGATAGGTGCGCAACTATTGCACGTAGGACTAGATCCGTTCGGCAATCCGTGTATCTGGGCCAAGGTCCGAAACGACAGTGATACGGAAGATCGCGAGATACACGTGTATGGAACCGGCCACCGAATGAACCACCAATCCTACAACCACGTGGGCTCGTTTAATCAGGGTTCGTTTGTGTGGCATGTGTTCTCACCTGTAAAATACTAGTCGCCCAACACTAAAACTGAACCATCTAATAAATAATATGAATCATCTTTTTAACGATGGACTGCCTGAAGCTATTCTTCTTGCGGTCAGCAATGATCAATACGATCCAGGAGAGAGCGACTACACGCCTTCTTCCCTGAACTCAGCCGCATACCAACGTAGGCTTGAGAAAGACACTGAGGCTCAACTGAAGCACTTTAAGGATTCTAACCAATTAAAACAGTATTCAAATCTCTTGAGGCAGGTCCAGCAGCCAGCTTCAAAGCGGATCTGGGCATTACTCGGTTCAGCCGTTCATTATATGATTGAATTGGCGGGAGATAAAGCGGAACACTTGGAATGTGAACATCGTTTCTACGGAACGATCAAAACGCTCTTCGGCGACAGCAAGATAGGCGCTCAGATTGACATCTTAGATACGATTAATAATGCGATCTTCGATATGAAGGTCACGTCGACTTACGTATTTGCGGGAGGAATCAAACCGGAGTGGGAGGCTCAGTTGAATGTTCAACGATGGTGCGTCTGGAAGGAATCCGGGCGAGTAGTCGATTCATTGAACATCGTTGCCATCTGGAAGGATTGGAGTCTATCGCGTAAACATGGAGTTTACCCGGATTCGCAATGCTCGAACCTGGAAGTGAATGTGTGGCCAATGTATGTGACTGAAGCATGGATTCGCGAGAAAGTCGTTGAACGTGAATCAGCGATGCAAGCGGATTCATTGGATGAAGTAACGCCTTGTTCCGATGTAGAAGTCTGGGCGAAGCCGACTAAGTACGCAGTCACTAAGCCTGGAGCATCGAGAGCAATGAAAGTCTTCGATGTAGAAACCGAGGCTATTGAATACTCATCAACCAAAGCTGAAGCATTCGTGAAAACCCGCCCAGGAGCTCGAACCCGTTGCGAAGGATTTTGCGATGTCGCCTATATTTGCCCCGCATTTAACGCTCACAAAAAGGAGTATTCAGAATGACAGTCAAAGAAATAACTGAGAAGATTAAACTCCATGTTCTTTGGTCAGAAGGTGATGCAATGGGAGAGATAGCCAACTTCCGTGGAGCCGACCTCCGTAAAGCCGACCTCAGTGGAGCCAACCTCAGTGAAGCCAACCTCCGTGGAGCCAACCTCAGTGAAGCCGACCTCCTTGGAGCCAACCTCCGTAAAGCCGACCTCCGTGAAGCCGACCTCCGTGAAGCCGACCTCAGTGGATCCGACCTCCGTGGAGCCGACCTCAGTGGAGCCAACCTCAGTGAAGCCTACCTCCTTGGAGCCAACCTCCGTAAAGCCGACCTCAGTGGAGCCAACCTCAGTGAAGCCAACCTCCGTGGAGCCGACCTCCGTGAAGCCAACCTCCGTGAATCAGTGATTCACGCATCTGTATGTTGGTCAGATCATGGCGAATGTGGGCGAATATTGATGGCTTATAGCATAAGGCCGTTTAAAAAAGTAATATACTCATGTGGATGTTTTTCAGGAGAGATAGAGGATCTGTTAGATTACATCGATAAGGGGAGTGATGAATTCTCAAAATCTCGCAAACTAGCCTGCTCTTTCATCAGGGATAGAATTAATGAAATGATTATATCAAGAAAGGAATACTTAGAAAAATGACACAAATAATATCAGAACCAGCAGAATCAACTGAACTCATCTCGCTTGAGAAGTTCACTTCGAAGGAAATCTACGATCCCAATACCGGGTTAATGGAAACACTTCTCCAGAAGCTCGACACCGTATCAGCCGGTATAATCAAAACGATGGAAGGTGATACCAAGGATGGGCGAACCCTCTGTATGCGGAACAAGAATAAAGTGGTTGCCCTACAAAAGATTTTCGACACCGCCAAGAAGTTTGAAACGAAGGAATTGAAAGAGCAGACTAATGCGATCGATCGACTTGGGAAACTCGCAAATGACAAATGCGAGGAGCTTAAAACCGCGATGATGAAACCCCGCAAAGAGTTCGAGGAAAAGCTAGCCGCCCGCCAGGCTGAACATATGAGCCGACTGAATATGATTACGGAGAAGCGTAATCATACCGGGCAGATACTTGGAAGGCATTTGATCGAACTGAACGCTCGAATCGCTTTTATCTCCGGGATGACGATTGGCCCAGCTTGGGAGGAATTCGAAACGAGGGCTCGATCGGAATGGAAGTTGACCAAGGATTATCTCGATAATGAGATAACCACTGTCACTCAGGCGATTTCGGATAAAGCTCGATTGGATGAACTAGAGGCCGCTGAGGCAAAGCGGAAGGCTGAAACTGCCCAAGCGCCTTCACAGACTACGGAAGCCCCTACAGCAGCCACTCAAGGACCGACAAACAACTCAGGCATCGCTACGACGCATGAGTTTGGAGCAGGAAATCAGAACGCTACAGTCGAACACCGACGGGACATCAACAGGGCGATCCTATCTGATCTAATCGGACTAGGACTCAACGCCGCCACATCGAAGCAGTTGATTCAATTGATAGCCGCTAACAAAATCAATCATCTCAAAATAGAATACTGATATGTCACATATAATTAATAAACTAACAATCACCCCAAACTCATTGAAGTTGGAGTTCTCAAACGACTTGAAAGATCCATTCGTTCACATTGCCGAAATATCAGGAATGCGAGATGAATCCCTTCAAAGTCACATCGATGCGATTGCCGAACGGGTAATCAGCGAAAAGATGGACAGTTACGAGGAGGACAAAAATCAGCTTTCAATGTTTGACGATGACGGGGAAGCGAAAGCTCATAAAGCCGCTGAAGAGGATCCTACCAATTTTGCTGACCCGGATGGAGAAGCGGAAGAAGAAGATTATTCTATGATGGCAGTCCCGCTCATTAACGGAACTCAAATGCCGTCATTTAAGAATATGCTCACCGAGCACGCCGCTTGGTACATTCACAACCACTACACAGGGGAGGATGGTGAACCAGGCATAGGCGACCTCATTCAGGACATAAAGCATTCCCTTGACGCTGTTATTGATGACAATCTGAATCTATCGGATGCTAAACTTGTCGCCATCGACTACCTGCAATTCTAGTTAACCCCAAACCAAAATGGGGGAGTAGTGGAGAGACTGCTCCCCCTCTTTTTTTTTTAATTATGGCATTCCCAATTCGATTAAGCCACATGGCAGCAGCAGGTGAGAACCTCCTAGCTGCCCTAATGCATTGCAATCTAAACATAGACCCAGAGGAGAAGAGTAAGGTTAAATTCAAATGCCCGAAATGCACCGAGAGCGTCATTGTTCCTCAAAGTCACTTCAATCTATTCGGACCGACAACGGTTTGCGATCCATGCACCGCTAAACGGAAAACGGATGTTCGAATGGATGATGCAAAGTTATTCTGGAGTAGAACGTGTCCAATTTCTTTCCGCAATACCGATATTAAGCATGAGAAATTCAACCTCAATGCGTACAACCGAGCGAGGCAGATCTCTATGGATTCTGGATACAAGGATTCAATCGTACTCTATGGCGACACAGGTTCATGCAAGACGCGCATTGCTTGCCAGTTGGCAAAGATGGCATTGGCCAACGGGAAAACGATTGCTCTCCACTTTCCAGAGGATCTAAAGGACCGCCCGCGCTTCCAAAGCAGAAAGGAAATCCTGGTTAACCTGACTTCACCGGATTTCATTGTTCTCGATGACATCTTCATTGCTGGAGCAGCCAAGGAGGACACCGCGGATTTCATCAAGGATTTAATTGATCGCCGCTACCGGAATAACAAAGCGACGATTATCACTTCACAATCAACGGCAGAGGACTTCGCAACGGATGCGAGGAAGTTCGGATCAATGTCGCCGGTCGAGTACCAACGTATTGAGGCAATTGTGAGAAGGGTCAGGGAATCATTCACCTGCATCGATTGCGACAACTTGTCGGAACTGGAAACTGAAGAAGAGGGGAGATTCTAATCATGAGTGAATCAAAATACAAAATACAGATATGGTCCAAGTGGTCTAAAAGCTACACGACTCCGACCTACAAGATAACGCTTGTGATCGGGCATCAGTCCTTCGAGCTGGAATATGAAGGCGATACTATGGAAGATGCCAAATGGATGGCAGAGCAGTTGAAGACCGGAATGGATAGGATAGTGAAATGAAACGTCTTAAAAAAAAACAGATAGGTCCTTGGTGTAGCTACTGTGAACCAAAGACAACTAAAGCCACTCATCGGCAAGATGGATTCGCTGATATATTTTGCTGTCACAATCATAGATATGAGTTGATTCTCAATGAACAGGAAAACCGAAAAATCGATACGCATATGACTGAAGCGGATTATGAAACTTGGAATTCCTTATGAAGAAACCCAAGCCAACACTCCTCAGCCTCCCGGCCAAGCCAAAGAAGGACAATTCCGTTCAGGAGTTGGCCAACTACATTCGCTTCATCGAGAAGGACTGTAAACGGAGATGGGTATCGTTCCTGCATCCTATACATGGGAAAGTTACCGGACGCTGCCTACGGGCCTCTCACGCGGGTCTACAGCAGCCAGGGAACCATTTAGACTTCACTCTAACCATTGAAGGCCGAGCAAAGTCCACACTCAACACGATCGACGTTTCGATGATCGAGACCTACGCTCAGTTCTTCGACACCAAACAACTAGCCATCAACGATTGTAAATCATATGAATAAACGAATCCTAGCCCTAGACATCTCGCTCCATACTGGATGGTCATTCCAAGTCGGAGACGGACCAGTCAGTACGGGAAACGAATCATTCACTATCAAACCCAAGGTCCGGGCTACAATGACGAAGGAGCAAATTCTAGGCGAACAGTGTCTCAGCTTTGCCAAGTGGATGCGGGAAATGCTACGTGACTGGAACCCTGACGAAGTTGCAGTCGAAAAGGGATTCATCAATGTCAGCAATTCAACGGAGATTCTTTTCATGCTCCAGGGAGTTCTAATGCTCAACACCAGATACCGGGATATAAACGTCTTCAGATACGCTACATCATCACTCAAGGCTTATGCCCTAGTACCGGGATACGGAAAACGCTACCCGGACCTCTCAGCCCCCCATCGCCGCAAAGCGATCAAGCTGGAAATGCTGGAAGCTGCCAAAGCGAAAGGCGCCGACGTCGCCAATGATGACGAGGCTGATAGTTATCACTGCTTGTGCCTTCACAAGTCCAAGGCATAAAAAAGCGCCATCCAAACGGATAGCGCTCTTTAGGAATTTGAATAACAAGACCTAAACCGCTATCCAATTGGCGGTGTCATAAGCAGCATAATTAACAGTTGCATTAGCGGCTAAACTAATTGCCGTATTTGCTCCAGCTCCCAAAGTATCACCACTGGCAGGAAACACGTCACAAGCCGCTGCTCCGCTGTTGATTATAGTAATTATAGTTCCAGCAATTGCGCCAGGAAGCGTCACGGAGTCACCTGCATTTGCACAAACGGATATTTGATTGATCTTAGAAACAAGAGGACTTCCTCCTTGAGCAGATCCAGTTGAAGCCGTTATCGTTGCCGTTACGCTAGACAAAGAAGAATCTTGGTACCCTCCAGGAAGTCCATCGGCTGAACAAATGTACCCCCAAGGACCAGTTACGCTACTTGAAACGTAGCGCTCTCCCTTGTAGTGCCTTTCACCAGTAATATCATTAGGATCTCCATCAATGGTATGAAGCTCTTTTACCCATAGAGTGTTTGTGGGTGTTGTGTTTGGCCTAACCCACCGAAGCTCAGACGGAGCAGTTCCAAGAACCTCAATAGTGTTCCCTTGAGTTATTAGACTTACATTGCTTGTGCAAAGCAAATCCAAAGCCTTAAAGAAATCTACATAATAAGATGCGTTTCCTCCGTCTATAATCAATGAGTTTTTTTCAAGCTTAATCCTAGCTGTGTTGGTAGCAGTGGAATAAGTATTATTTCCGATAGAGCTTACCGTAAGATTGGCAGATAGATTTCCTCCAACAAGTACATCATTGTGAGAAAATGAAACATTCTTTCCTTGATGCAACCTAAAGACTTCTTGAAGGCCAGTTGCGGAAACCAAGTCAAATTGGTTGTGGTGAATGTTTACGTTTTCCAAGAAGTAAGTTCCGCTTGAATCTTGTTCGCCACAACTAACAGTTGGTACGGCGTTTTTGCTACCGTTTGAAAAACAATTAGTAATCTCTACGTTTCTGCAATCGTTAGTCGGATCGTTAGTGATATGGAAAGCGCCGTCATAAGCATCATAGGCCCTGCAACCAGACAACTTGCACCCGTTTACGCGAGCTATGTTAAAGGCAGATCTAAACGATGCCGCTGGAAAAGCCAAGTGGTGATCTATTGAAATACATCCATTGATAAAATGATCCTCACCCTTGGCGGAATAATAAGCATGTCTTCCCGTGTTTATTGCCACGCAGTTGTTAATGCTTACGTGTTTTGCGTTTAAGTGATAGCCATATCCGGTTCCTGAATTAACTCCTAAAATGTCTTCCACAATGCAATTATTTATAGAGCTATAGGTTACATCTTGTGATGTTTCATCTCCCAGCGCCAATCCAAGAGACATAGTGCTAACGGTTATTCCGTTGTATTGAATGTTTTTGTAAGATCCTCCAGATGCGCACTGAATCCCCCTGTGGCCAACTTCGGCAACTCCAGACCCATCAACGGTTTCATGTCCAACTAATTTACCACCTTGAATTGTTACGCCAACGCACGCTCCAGATAGCTTGAAACAAGGTATTGTGTTAACCAAATCAGCCGCAGCTCTATTGTCGATAACAGCCCCATCCAATACGATTTTTACGTTTACCATATTGGCCAATTCAATACTTGACTCAATCCGGTAACTAAACCCCGCTGGAAAAACAACAGTAGAATTTGTTAGGCCATCAGGAAGTGCCAATTGAATTGCGGGCCTGTCATCAGTGGCCCCGTCGCCCGTCGCCCCAAACATCTTGACCGAGATACTGCTCTGATCCGTTCGGATAAACCGCCCCGTTGTCGTGTCGGCTAGTTTGACGATTGTCCCGTTGTCATCGGTAGCCGTACTAGAAGCGTCCCAGAAGAAGCCACCGCCGCCGCTATCGCCCTCGGTAGTGTGACCGGATACATCAGCCGTCTCGTTGTCGGTAAGCCCTTCACCGGACAATAGACGAAGATTCGCCAAACTGTCGAAGGTGTGTCGGCGTGTGTTGCCTTGGATGGATATGCTCATTATTCTGCTGTGTTGTTTAGTCCCACTGCTGCGGATTTACTTAGCGTCTCAATGTCGGATTGTTGTACCGATCTCGCTAATGCTCGTTTCACAAAACTGGATTTGAAAAGTCTATCGAGTTCACCGGGAGAAGGTGGCCCCTTTAATGCGCTGCCAAGCTCCTTGGCGAAGTCATCATTGATAGCCGCTTGGAACATAACTGTAGCCCGATCCTTCAGAGATACGTCTCTTAATGCCTGTTTCGTGCTCTGTCCAAATACGAACATTTTACCGATAGCTGCCTTCCACCCCTTATCCGCTTCTTTGTCGATCGCTCGTTGAACCGTCGCCTCAAGGCTTATATCCGTTCCTTTTCTATAAGATTCCAAGATCCTTCTAAGTCCTGAGAGTCTAGCCTTTTGCTTGGGACCACTAGCGAGTTCAATAACGACATTAGCAGTATCCTCGTTCCTGCCGAATACAGCCTTGAATATGTCATTGGCGTTAGCTCCATTCTCAAGGGTTCCTAATTTAGAAGCGATGTAATTCGAATGAAGATCGTTTGCCACGTTTGGATCGACCTTCCTTAGTTGATCCATGAATCGTTTTGAGTTTTGGATATTCTCAGGTCTCGGATTGAATAGCGATGTCTGGAAGTTCTTTAAAGCCGTATCCTTCTTGGAAGCGGCATCGCCAACCGAGCTTTGAAGGATTTTCTCGATATCATCGGACATCTTGGAGAAATTCTTATCGGCAGCTCCGTACCTGCCTTTAGTGGAGCGATTAAGCGCTGCGGTAACTGACTTCTCAATCTGCTTGGCCTTGTTCTTAACTGAGCCAAGCGTAGAAGTATCGGCAGTAAGCTTTTGGATATCTCGAAGAACCCAATTGATTTCTTGAAGCAATCCCGCTCTCATCTCTCTCTTTGGCAGTGGCGGCAAAGCCGTTTTTACCAGATTGCCTCTAGCATCTACTAAATCAGGGGCATCCTTCGCTAGTTGGCTTCTCTTAGCCAAAGCTGCATCGTACTCATCGGTAGTGAACATGCCCTTGAGCTGTTCGAGTTTCTTTCGCGCTGGCGAATTCTTAACGGTCTTTAATGAAATTAAATTATCAATCTCGTTTCGAATCGGACCTAGATCTATCTTGGGAGCTCCAGCGAAAGCCTTGTCATACATTACATCGGCGACCCCTGTGCGAATCTTCCTAGCATCTTCTATAATGCCCTTGGATACCGTTCTAGCTCCTTCTAGGGATTCAAGAGATCCGACTTCGGTTGAGATTTCCTTTTGGAGAGCCTTGAGCATAGACCTTGATTGGTCCTCCATCGTTCTAGTCACTTCGCGAGCTGCCGATTCGTTTACCTTGGCCCCCTCTCGGAGTCCTGCCAATGGGCGCTGAAAATCCGTAGATGCATCGCCAGCGAGCGCTTGGGCTCCTAGTGGAGTGTCTACATCCAGCTTCTTTGCCAGTTTGCCTTCATCGACGTACCGCTTCAATAGATTGACACCTTGCTCTCTAGGAACTCCTGCATCGGCAAGATCATCCAGGGTCTTAGCCGATTCGATCGCTTTCCGCTTCGCTGGGGAAAACTTAGCCCAAGCTTTGCCAAACAACGGGCCTACGGCTTCCGCCCCGGCGCCTAGAGCAACATCCAAAACAACCTCCTCTACGTTGAAATCGCCTCCAAGTCCTTCTTGAGCCTCCTGAACTCCTCCGCTCGTTATTCCTGAGAACAAGGAACCTAAACCCATTTTAGACCAGATACCCGCGCCCATTCCTGCGGCCTTTGCGGCTGGAGCGAATAGAGCAATCTGCCCAGCAGTTGAATAGAGGTCAGTCCGAGACATGCCAGGTTTATTTATAACGAACTCTTGACCGTCCGGAGTTTTGGCAAACTGAAGACCACCTTGATCCTCTACTTCGATACCCATCGACTTTAGAGCCTTGGCACGTTCCTTGTCATCAGGGATAAGCACCGTTCTCATTGCTATTCCGAAAGCGTTTTTCTGAGATTCCCCCGTAAAAAACTCATCTGGTAACGGATTATAGGAAACTAATTCATCGAGACCCTCTGCCCGAGCCTTAGCCTCTTCTGAGAATGCTGAATTGCCTCGACCAACTGGAACCTCGGAGACCTGAAACGTCTGATTCATAAACGGTCGAGTCTCATTCGTTCCCGTAGATTTGTAAGTTTGAGGCCTCTCTGATTCGGGTACATCCACAGGTGGAGCCATCTCGAACTTCTGAGAAGGATCGAATCCCGCAGGAGTGGTCTTGAAGGGTTTATTTGGATCAAAAGCCATTACTGTACTTCAGTATAGTTCACAGGATCGCTAGGATTTCCTCCGTTGAATATATATCCAACGCCATTTTGGTAAACAGTTGTACCTTGTTGTATTCCGGAAACATCTGGTTGTGAATCTTCGCCACCAAGTCCTTCGTAGGATAGAACCTGTCGCTGCGTTTCATCGTTGGTTATCCCAACAGACTCCATTTGCTTGATTCTTCCAGCTAGGGTAGTTGCTGGTGGCTCTTTGTCCTCTAAGTATTCTAGCTTTAGCAAGCCAGCTAATCGCTCGTAATGCTGAATGACTATTCCGATATTATCCCTGAATTGGTTCTCGGTTTGAGAAGTCGCTAACTGAGCGATATTATTCTCTAATAGCTTGAGCTCCTTCTCTGATAACTGTCCAAATCCAGTTGATCCAGTAGGAGAGTTCGCTTTCAATTGAAGCATTGTATCAAGAGCGATCTTGTTCTTTAGAGAATTCGTGAGAGCTTCGAAATCAAAGTTCTTCGTGCCCGGAAACATCTTGAGAACCATCTGACTGAAACCCGTATTCAGATCCCCGACATTCTCCTTGATCTTATTCGCTACCTTTAACGTATCTTCGAGCTTGAACAGATCCGCTCGCTTAGTTCGAGCAAGTTTCTTTTCAGCAGATTTTGCCTTTAATGCGTCTCTTCCTTCTGGAGTATTTGGGTCTTTAGCCCTTTCAATCATAGCCTTTGTTTTCGAAGCCTCAACCGCATCTTGCTTTAATCCCGCTGCCTTTGCTTCCTCTTCAGGTGTGAGTTGATCGCCTCGCTGTATCTTTTCAAATAGATCCCTATCTTCATTGGAAAGGCTTTTAACATACTCGTAGGTTTGAATGTCAGCGGGGGGGTTACCCCTAGACGTTCCCGCCGCCCCCGCTCTCAAAAACTCCGAACGATCGACGTTGAATTTAAGCATTGAACGCAACTGTTCGGGAGTGCCTCCGTTCTCCTGCATCTCTCGAATAATGTCAGGGTATATCTGACTCGTCTGAGAAATCATCTGTTCGTCAGGTAGCTGCATGAGAGCATACGAATTAGAAGCGATGCTTTGATCCTCTTGAAGCCTCTGGTCTACCTTCGCCTGATTCTGGTCGTTTTGAATCCCCGTTTCTCGATCGGTAGCAACATTCTTGTTCTGCTGAATCACTTGGTCGTTAATCTCCGAAGTCTGGCGAAGGATGCCCTGCCGTAGCGGAGCCTCGTTTCTAGTGATCTGCTGTTGCTGAACCTGACCGCCAACACTGGCAATCGCTCCCATCCGGTCTATCGGACTTACGTATGTGCTGTATCCTGCCATTTTATCGACCTCCTGTTATTCCAAAGTTCTGCTCTCTAAATCCCTGATTCTGACCACCAGATAAACCGTACCCAGCTATTCCTCCAATATCCGCGAGACCGCTCGAATAGCTCTGCGCTACTCCTAATCGTCCCTGAGCGTTCGCTGCTCCTCCTTGAGCGACTAGATTGGCCTGAGTGTTCGCCGCGTTTGCCGCAACCCCTCCTGTGGCCGCTGCCGCTCCGTAGCCTGTATTTACGCCAGTGTCCAATCGGTTGAGATATTGCTGTCCAAAGTCGTACTTGATCCGTTGTAGACGATCGCTTAGAGCTGCCAATCGGTTTCCGCTTCTAAGCTGACCCGTTGCCGAAGCTCCTCGGTTCACGTCATCTCGAACAAACTCGTTCTGCTGAGTGAGAACGGGATCGTCGTAAACATTGTTCCAAGCGTTTGTCTTGTCCTGCTGAGTGCCTTGAAGCCCTAGCAAGACATTCCTACGGTTTAATGACGGAATCCCTGAATCAGTGTAAGGTTGAAGCGTCTGCTTGGTGTCCTGGTAATTATCCCTGACAATCTGACCAGCCTCAGCCGTAGCTCCTGCCTGTATCTTAGCAGCAGATTTCGCCCCTTTAGCCGAAATTGCTCCTCCAGCGATCGATGCTCCACCGACGACCGCTAATGCTCCCCACCCTATTGCGCTAGACATTGAAGACCTCCGTTTCCGTTTGTTTTGATGTAGTTATCCAAGTAATTCATTGTGATTTCGGTCCCCTTGCTGATGTCTTCCAACGCTGTCGCATCGTTACCGACTAGCCAAGCATTAGGTTTAAATGAGTGATTCGAGTATCTCGCTAGTATCGTTCGGTTGCCTTCCATGAACACTGGAAATCGTTCTCCCTTTTCGATGTCCCTAGTAGTGAAAGTTCCCATTCCATCTATTTCTGATACTCCTAAGTCGATTGATCCGCAAGGAATGCCTTCAGGTTCGCCTTGATCGTTCATGTAGTAGTCGATTGCTTCCTGTGATACTCCTGCTATCTTTTTAAAGACTTCGTATTCTCCGAGCTCTGGATGATCCTTGGATGATTCGAAGTAGAGTTGATCTAGCTTCTCTTCATCTCTCTCATTTGTCGGATTGGCAAAGGTGTTAGTGAATTTCACTCCATCGATCGTTATACCGAGCTTTCGCACACCAGGACTGGAAATGAATACGTCTCCAGCTAGAAAGTAATTTGCCCCAGTTTCAGTGAAGACAATTACATCTCCCTGAACAACCGAGTTGATTGTTTCAACCTTATGCTCTGCTCCTGTGACGATCGACATAGGAGAAAGAACCATTTCCTTAACCGATACTCCGTCCGAGTGTATCCAGCTCATTGAGCATTCTGCCCCGCATAAATCGAACCGTTCACGATTCGCAAGATGGGCTTCTATCTCATCCACTGCCGAATCAAAGGTTTCCTTGTCGAACTCACCTACCAAACGAGACACGTTCAAGCCAATGAAATCATCCATCGTCTTGAGGAATGGCGGGATCTGTTGAATCCCTTCAGCCATTTCAAGCTTCTGCTTCTCGTCTAGTGAATCGTAAATATGAGCTTCGGTATCTGCCATGTCTCTATTTCCTAATTCACTGAAAACCAATTGCAGGTTTCGCCACTAACTGAGCTGTCTACCCATACCGCGTCAGTGTTTGATATGTCGATGCTGATTAACTCACCAGAAGCTAGAGGGAAGCCGTTTGAAGCAGCAACCGTACTGTTGCCCACGTAGATAATCCCCGTGTTCGCTGCCGCTGCCTTCACCGTTATCGACTTAGCTGTAGTCGTAGCAAATTGAACTCTCGTCGTTGCGGTTGTAACCGTTACGAGCGCTGAACTAATCGTTGTTGGCAATGGGAAGTTCCCCACTTGAACGGGTAGCTTCCCGTCTAATGGATCGGCGTGAACCGTACCATCGGAATTTCTTAATCTGACTGCTCCAAATTTACTCATGTATATCGATACTCCGTTCCAATAAATGCCAAGTCTGGAGAGTCGCCGTCAGATATGACGGTTGGATTAACTTCGCCTTCAACCGTTCCTTGAAGTGTGAGAGTGTTGCTTGCTCCGCTTCTGGAAACGTAATGCCGACCAGCCCCTGGCAATACAATCGTGATGCTTCCCGTACTCATATCGGCCAAAACATACTCGTTATTAGCGATTGAATAAGGGGAATCTGCCGATGTAATGACGTTGTAGGTTGGTTCGAGCTCTGTCACCCGAGCTCCTAGCGTAACACGATCTGCGTTCGCTCCATTGATCGCCGATTCGATTGTTTCCAGAAAGACCTGAGTAGGCAAAGAAGCGTACCCGTCTTCGTCGACAAGAACTTCGTCTCTTAGTGGCGCTATTGCTCGCAAACTCATTCGAAAGCGTCCTCCAAGGTTACCTTCATCTCTGTGAAAGCCTGTCGGTTATCCGTGGTAGTCGTGAAACGGAAGATTGCCCGGTCGTTGAATCGGCCAAGTCTGTTCCAGCGGATCTTCGTCTCGAATTTTCCGATCTTGCCCATAGAGCGCTCGCCCTTGCTTATCCATGTCCGACCCTCGTCTTTGCTGTATTCGAGAAGCACTTGAGGATTCGTGTCGGCTGGAGCATCCCAGACCTCCTGAGCTACTCCCGTTTCAGCCTTTAATTCGATCTCGTCTACGAATAGATGATCGCCTTGACCAGACAAGTAACGGCCTGTGAAGATGCAGGTTCGAGTGTAGCTTTCGTATTCTGAATTGGTGCTTGGATCGAAGTAGCCAATCTTACCTGATCCAGCAAAATCGATTATCTTGTTATAGACCTTTTTCGGAGTGGTTAGACTACCTGAATTTGTTGAAAACCAAACGGCCTGACCTTTCAATGCCGATGCCGTTATGTTGTAGAAAAGTGCTGTTGGAGGATTGTAGAAGCCAATTATTAGCTGACCATCCCAAGAATAAGATGTAGCCGAGTTGCTTGCGTAGGTTGCGTCCCTCCAGATGGCGTCTATTGCGTCCGTACTGATCTTTTGAACAGATCCCGACCCGACACCTCTCCAAGCCGCATTTTTCTCATTTATGCCACCTCCCCAGAAGAAGAACGAATTGTCGAACGAGATCCAACCACCGCGAAAGGCCAACCCCTTCTCGATGGTAGCTCCGGGCACTTCCACGAATGCGAAAGGCTCGGTAGCCACGTTTCGTAAAACCTTAATAGTGTCACAGCCCATTGCCATGAGCTGACCTCTCGCCTTGCCTACGCGAATCAGATCCTCTTTCAGAAATGGTTGAAGAAAAGCCAATGCGTCAAATGTCTGCCCCTTGTTTACGACAACCGAAGACGATTGGAAAATGCTTACATCGGTAGACCATAGGAAATATCCGTCTACCTCGACCACGCTGGTTACTCCGCCAGACTCCGCCTCGAAATCCTGGAAGATCGTATCGGTTATCTGAACAAGCCCATTGGTCGGATCGTAGAAATAAGCCGCAACTCCAGGTATGACGATAGCCATTGTCTCGCCGTTGTCATCGATGATCGCCCGTTCGGTAGTCGTACCTGTATTGATTGCTCCAATCGTCGTGACAACGCCCGTAGAGCTTATTTTGAACAACGTAGCCCGATCCACCGCGTATAACTCATTCGCAAATTCGTGCCTCCCCCAGAATGACTGATCTTGACCATTATTAGGAGTTGTTGCGAATAATGTTACCCCCGGCAAAGAAGCAAGCATACCCTTCGCTGAACTGCCTTCGCCCTGAGAAACGATGGGAATCAGATCCCGACACTCCTGAGCCGCGAATGGCAGACTAGGACTCTGATAGAATCCAAAGTCGATAGGTACTCTAACCATTTTGGACATACTAGGTATTTACCGTGTGGATATTCGACCCGTCGCTGATAAAGGTCGCGCTAGAATCGCTAGTGAGAAGCACCGAAGACGCCCCATCGATCGTGTTACCCGCTCCAGGGAGAACCGTAAGCGTATTCGACGTATGCGTTATCTGTTTCACCGTGATCGATGCCGTGTCGGTATCTGCCGCGGCATACATATTTGCCGCCGTGTCCAACGTCACCGAAAACCCGCCTCCTGATGTATCTCCAAGGATTACGTTGTCGGTCGATAAAGCTGCCGTATTTGCGGTAGCCGTTCGGATCTTCAGACGCTTCGCCCCAGAAGAGACCAGGTTAGTGATTGCCGTTGCGAAGTTGGATACCAATATCTGTCTGATACTGCCCCCCACGTTCGCCCAGAGCTTGTCCGAGGAAGCAACCGTTGTGACGTTGGTTGCGTTTACTAATTTATTGTCTGCGAAGCTCATAATGTTGGTTGTGCGTCCTCTAGTGGGTTTCCGTTCTCGTCATCGATTGTCATGCCGAGTTGGTCGCGAAGATCATCTTTGCCCTCGTCGTAAAAGAAATTAGTGCCCGTTCCGTAATTGAAACCGTAAGCGCTGTTGCCTTGTCCGGTTGGAAGACCGTCAGGCAATGAAGGTTTGCGAACTCGGATGCAAATCCGTCGTACTCCCTTCAGATATTCTTGAGCTTTGGCGACCATCGAATCCGTAACCGATTTGCCATACTCGTCGGCAAGCAATAGCGTGAGTTTCGCTTTCATCATACCCTGAGCCCAATCGGGAACGGTTATGGCGTCAGTCAGGTTCGATACGATCGTGTAGCCAAGGTTTATGCCGTTATGATCGGCAAGGGCTATCATCATGTCATTCATCTCGTCAATCGCCGTTGTAGCGTCGCTAGTCTGAATGGAATTAACATCAGGATCTTTCACCTTGATACGCTCGAAGGCGCGATAGATTATGTCGCTTGCTACTGCCATTATCTATTGAGCCAGTCGATTGATTTGCGGAGATTGGCTAGAACGATATCTAGTTCTCGCGTTTTATCCCGCAGGCCAAGCTCGTCGATTAGAATCTGAATCCTCGCCTGTACGGTTGATGGAGTTGCGTGATCTATGTAAGGGGCTGGTATTTGAGATGGAGAATCAAGTCCGACTACGCGAGTCTCCTTTTTCGCTGCCACCTTCTTCACTGTCTTTTTCTCTGCCATAATCATTTTGGTTTTCACCACAAAAGGGAATGGCCCGAAGACCACTCCCTAGTGAAATGTGTTAGAAAAACGGTCTAGCCGTTGTCGTTATAGCTCGCTCTCAATACAGCAAGGTCTACGCGCAATGCGTTTACTTGAGCAACTAGAGAGGCTACAGAATTGCGAACTTCTGCTTGCACATAAGTTCCGCTGATAGCCGCGAGAGTAGCCGAAGCTGTGCCTCCCGAACTATCGGTGAGAGTAGCGCTCGTTAGAGCTGCTACATCATCTTCTAGTCTAATTCCTCTAGGCATAAGTCAGATTGTCTAGTTACCCCAGACTACACCTCCCAAAAGTGGGTTGAAGGTTGAGAAGACAGGCTGCATATCGATACGTAGAGTAGTCTCAGCAGTAGTCATGTCAGATCCCATGCTCAAACGCATCGAGAACGATCCATCTTTGCTAGTGATAACACGGCTTTCCTGTCCGTAGAGCTTGCTCAGACGAACAAACGCTAGTCCAAGAGCTTCAGGGTGCATGAACATCGATGGGACGTTCACGCTCGCTTCAGTACCGCCAATGATGCTGATTCCGGTAGTGGTTCCGATTGCAGCGCTGATAGTGTTGTACTGACCGGCTGCTTCGTAGATCGCTGGACCTTGAACAACAATATCCATGTCGCCGCTACCATCTGCCGTATCGCCTGTTACAACGACACACTGATATGGAAGAGGAGCACCATCACGACCAACACTCAAAGTCTTGGTCTTCTGGTTTACCCAATAGATCGAAGGAATGCTCAAACGATCTCCAGCAACGAGCGTGTCGTTCTCGGCGAATCCGCTGATGTTCATGCTGGTCCGGTACGTATCCTTCGCAGACAAGTAAGTCTGAGTTGGAGCGGTTCCATTTACGACCACAGTGGCGCTGTCATACCCAGCTCCGCAAGTATGCGAAGAAAGAGTATCGCACATGCGAGCGTCTACGTTTCCGAAGTTGCCTGCGATTGCTGCGCGTTCCCATGCCGACGTGACCAGAGCGCCGCTATTACCAGCGAGGCCATTCTGAGCGTTAGCAAGACGTTCGATCGAATAAGGATCAAACAGACCCTTGCATTGACCTTCAGGAAAGCCCATCGCAGAAGCGAAAGAACCAATCTGAGCAACGTCGCTCCACTGGCTGACCGTATTCGTTACGGTTCCCAATGTATGAGCTAGGTTGTTCTTCGCGTAAGTTGCCAAGTTCGTTTCAAACTTAGTAGCCAAGCGAGAAGAAGCCGCTGCCATGATTGCTCCGAGATCCTCATCGTTCAAGTCCTGAGACTCATCGATTAGATCCCACTGGATAGGAACGGTGATGACGTTCTGAGCGGTAGCCGTTGCGCGACCACGTTGAAGCGTGTTGATCGTAGATGAAGTAAGATCGCCGCGAGCAGTTTCTACTGCTGCGAAGTCCCAAGGACGGCGCACGTATGCGGTATCGCCTGATGCTGGATTCCGAAAGTCGTTGTCCGTAATAACGGAGCGATTGACGCACTTCGAGAATACCATCTGACTGTTCCAAGCTTTAAGAAAGCCTGAAGCTAGTCGATTAACATAATTGCTGCTTAGTGTAGTTGCCATTTTATTTATTTCTAATGTCTAATTATGACCCTCGCTTCTATTCGATGTCGAAGCCGTCCAGAATTGCCATCGGTCTACCCGATGTTCCTCCAGATGTCTGCTCTATCGGTGGCGGAGCCCCCGTAAGTTTCGGTTTCGCCTTCTTTGCTGGAACAGGATTCGCAATACTGTGCTCTATGACGCCTATCGCCATGAGAGCTCTAAGAGGAGGCATTCCAAGAATACGGTTCCTCTCGTCTGCGTTCTTTAGAAGATAATGATCGAGAGCTGGTCCTACGTCGGACTCCGAAACTGCATCGTTGACGTGCTTCGGCCATGTCGGATCACCCGCATCTTTGAAGTCATCAACGTATTCTGGATGCTCATTCGCATAAGCAACTAGCTTTTGATCGAACGCTTTGGCTTTTTCTTGGGATGCTTGCTGATGAGCTTCCGTCTTTCTCGTATTCTCCGACAAGGCAATTTGCCTCGCTACTTCATCGCTCTGCCATTTCGACTGAGCAGCTTGAAGCTTTTCAGCATCATAGTCGATGCCCTCATCGGACTCGCTAGGATAGGGTTTTGCGGTTGGTGCGGTTTTACTCGAATTACGAAACTCTTCAAACTCACGTCTGAGCGTTTCATTGCCCTCGCGTTCCCTTTGAAGTTCCTCTGCGTTCTTTTTCTTCTTTAGTATTTCCTCGTTCAGTCTTGCCCTAGGAATCATGTCACCAGGCTTGCTGTGACTCTCCTCAACCGGGCTCGCGTTCGTTTCGCCTTCATCGTCGGATTCACTCTCGGATGAAACACCCTCGACCTCCTGTGTTTCGATTTCCTGCGTAGGAACGATTTCTTCTGCTGGTGTGGACGATTCACCGATAGCTTCGCCTTCGACGATTACTTCGTCCAGGTCTAGCGTTACATCCCCTATGGTTTGATTAGACATTTTGACAACTTGCTTGTTGAACGCCACTCGGATTGAGCGACGTAGGACATTCAAATGTCGTACCCCTATTAACGAAAGGGGAAAATGAGGGCAATGGGGCTGGTTTTAGCCGAAAAACGGCCTAGCCAATTACTATTCCATGAATTTGTTCAATGCTTCTGGCATATACCCAAATTCAGTTGCTTTGGCGTTCCAGGCAATAGCGGCCTCTTTTTCTGTGCTGAAAGAACCGAGATGATACGTCTTTTTGTTAAAAACAGTCTGAGCAACCCATTTTGAATTAATATCACGGCGGCAAACACCTCGATACTTACTCGTCACCCCAGTTTGTGGTTTTTGGTAACCTCTGAGGTTCTCTTTATTCGTCACCATCCTTAATTGAGATGGCCGATTATCGGTCTTTTTACCTTTTATATGATCTACTTTTAGATCTTCTGAGTATTCAGGATCGAATGCTCTAGCAACTACTCTAGCAACTAATTTCGTAGACATCAATGAATCCTTATAAAACGAAACCGTTAAGTATCCCTTTTTATTAGGTGTAAGTTTCATTATCCTAGCATTGCTAAACCATAGCGACTTCACTCGGCCAATGTCGGAAACTTCATAAATACCTTCATATCCAATAATTGGCTTCCATTGCTCGTCATCAAGTGACACACCTTCTTTGTTGATTTTAACCATTCAACGATTAAAGGCGCTTGGGGCTACGACCTCAAGGGCCTTTTTCGTTATACGGCTGGAGGTTGTGGTGATTGTTGACTCTTTTGCTGTGCAGCCTGCTGTTTTTCCGCTGAAGCTTGCTGGGATTCCCTCACCTGAACTTCTACTTGTCCAATCGCTAATTCAGCAGCAGTGATATCTTTTAATGATCGAATACCTTTATTTTCTATCATCTCCTGAACCTGTGCCCAATTCTCGGCGGTTTCGGATCTGATCTTTTCATTCTCAAGTTCGATTTGATCGATCTTTGCTACTCTTTCTTCAAGAGATGCTACCATCATTTCAAAATTCAATTCCTGAATCGGATCAGGTTTCTGCTTAGACTTCATTTCCTCTTCCTCTTCAGGAGTTGGATCGATGTAGCCTTCTTTGATTCCAAGCTTGCGAGCTCTAGCCGATGCTTCTTTCGAACCTGGGAAATCCATGTTCTTCAATACCAAGTCAGTAGTCGTTTGTCCGATGATCGGGCTAGTGCGACCTGCCTCTGTTAAGTAGGCTACGGCTTCTTCGCGCTTAGTAGCGAACGATGGGCCGACATCGACCTTCATATCGTACTTCCCGACACTGAGGTCGTTTAACACAACCTCTTCGCCCGTCTGCTCATCAATAACAACTTGATTGATCTGCACCAGATCGACATCGCCATCTTCCTTCAATATCCGCTCGATTCTAGTGCCGTCGTAAATTGGAGGTATCATACCGATGATGATCCGCCCAGTATGCTCGATCATCTTCGCGTGATTATCGGTGATCTCGTAAGTACCGTTGAACCCTTGCCGTTGCTGAGTCTTTAGAGCAATGCCGCTTTGATCTCTTGGATTGTCGCCCAGAGAAGGAGCATGGTAGCCCGTAGCTGACATTATATCGCTCTCCGCCTGTCTTATCCGGTTGATTTGAGCTGCTTGAACGGCTGGAGCTCCCGTTCTCCTCGGCGGTCCCGCATTCTCGGGATCTGGATTGAAAAATTGTACTGGCGCATTGTCGGTAGCCATTCGAGCAAGATCGCCTTCGTAGCCTTCCGCTTGCTTCGTAGATACCCAATAAGGATCTTTCGGAGCCAATGCCCCTGTTTCTACGCTGCTCGAAGTCTCGTAATTGTAGACACGCTGAGGATCTTTCGCCTTGCGGATCATTCCGCAGTAGTAATGAACTCCGTCGATCCAAGAGCTGTAGCCGTAGCCAAGAACGATTGGTAGCTCCATGCCGGGAATCTCGTGAGGCCCATCAAGAACCTCGCCTCCGGAAAGCTTGTAGTGAAGAACCTTGTGAGACGAAACCACCTTGATCTGACTTTGCGTGATTCCGTTCTGGGCGAGTTCGTCTTCTATCTTCTCAAAGTCTTCGTTCTTCTCGTAGGTCTGCCCATTCGTCATCAAAACCAAAGTCTTCTTCGTAGGCTCTTTGACGTAATAATCCGCTACCTTTATGAAATCCTGCGTTCGCCAGCCCGATCGTACCCCGTTGATTCCAATCAGATTGAAATTGGCCGCCTTGCTTAAAGGCCAACGCTTCTCAAAGCTCTCAGGACTCCAATTCTTCACAACGCTAATCCATTTCGCGTCCTTGTGACAGTCCTCTACCGATTCTGGATCTACGGAAACAGTAGTAGCCGCCGAACGAATCGGCTTGAGATAGATTTCCTGATCCCACCCATCGTCTACGGTGTACCGCGTACATACCTCCCATGCACCAATCCCGCCCGTCGCCATTTCCTTCAATCCGTTGTCTTTCCACGAATCGCCTGAATTATCTCGAATGCTGCGTACAACACCTTCGTAAATCTCCGCAATATCTTGCTTCGCTCCGCCACCCTTTGGCCTAACGCGAATCTCTACACGATTCTGAAGCTGATCGCCCAGGAACTGGTTACGCGCAGCAGCAACCCGATTGATCTCGTACATCGGACGCTTCGCCCTCTTTCGCCCACGAGAAGCTATCTCATCCCACTGAGAACCCGGCTTGTCGCAAAATAACGAATCCTCTACGCATAGCTGTCGCTCGTCCTGCTCGAATTGCTCAGAAGCCTTGTGCCGATCCATAGCAAGATCGTGAGCCGCTTTATTCGCAGCCGATTGCTCGCTGGTTTTCTGTTTAGAAACCTTACCGGAACCGTCAGTAGCCGAATACTCCATTTCTTAGAAGAAGGGTTGAATTAGTAGCCGTGTCCAACTGGGATAATTACCAATTGAGCAATCAAGCTCGAAGCCGAAGCAATTGTGAAACGAAAAACCGGAGCGCACATCTGAACTTTGTAAGCTCTAGGAGTTGTAGCCGTGATCGTTAATGCCGTTGTACCGTCCTCGGCGTAGAACGTGTTTACCGTACCAGCGATCGTTAGAGACTGACCGATCGCATTCATCGTGCCTGTACCGCTCGTGTAAATCAAACCCACGATGTAATTTCGCCCAAGTATCAATCCCTCAACGTAGTGACTCGCGTTCGCTGTTATTTTGTCCCCGTGTTTTACTTTTGCCATGATATTTTAACCACCAACCACCTGTTTATTGTTCAGATGACTTTGAGTAGCCAAAGTCACCTCTTTGTGGCATAAAAATAGGATGGGCCTAATATGGCAAGGAAAATGACTATTCAACGTTTTCAGCCGCAATCGCTCCTATCGCTTCGAAGATCTGCTTTCCCAAAAGATCGCCGTCCAGCTTATCCAGATCCCCAGCCAGCGTAACAATCTGCTGGTTGCCTGAGCTGTCGACGAAAGGAATGCCCTTATTAGGAACCATTAAATCGCCGTATTCTATCGTTATTTTTAGCATCTTCATGATATCAATTCACGACCATTCTGACTCAAAACGAATGCGGATCGGCTTACCCGCTTTTACGTTATCCACCGCAAACGCCATATTGGCGGCATCCCACAAATTAGGCGAGGAAACCCCTCTGGAACGCATCTCTGGCTTGCTCTCAACGAGGATCTTCCCATTCCCCCGATACTTCCGCTGAGGTCGGCTCAACTCCGCAATCAGATTCGTCACACCTTCACACTGACTGCTGATAGAGATCAACGTGTCAGGATCTTGATAAACTCCATGCTCGATTGCTTCAAACGTCCTCTCAAATCTCCTACGCAGCGAATACGCAGTCTGGGCCCTGTAATTCGCAAACGCATCCCCATTGGTCTTATTCAGATCAACGCACTCGGATTTCTTATCCGCAACCTCTCCAGATCCATGAAAATGAACGATAGGAATCTCCTTCGCATCGAACTTGTCTTGAATCGAAAGCTTCACAATCGGAGCCCCCATGCCATCAGAGTCATAAACGAAGGCATCAAGACCATCTCCGTTCCTCTTACCCATCGCGTAATCGACCACCCAAGGCAAAGCATCACGAATGTCGCCGGTCTTCATCTCCGAGCAATCCATTATTACGCTCCCATGCCGATACAGCCTCGCTTTCGCATCTCCAACGTCAGCAGGGTCAAACGAAACAACCTTCGTACCGCTAGGCTCGAATCCAAGACGAATATGAGCATCGATTGAAGCCCTTACCCACTTCGCAGGGATAAACACGTTCTCAGCACTCGCATTGTAGTCCCGATCGATCTCCTGAGCTACCGTAACCTCGTCAAACGTAGCCTTCATCTTCACGTACCAAGGATAAACAGCCCCTAATGGAGAATCTCTCCCAACACCCTTCGTAACCTTCTTCGTCTCCTCGTCAACAAGCTCCCACTGGTTCTTCCTCGGATCATCACGCCAATCGAACTCGAATACCTTCACCTTCCCAGAATGACGCTTCCGGTAAAACGCATTTCCATTCCCATTCGGTGTGCTAATATCAATCTGACAATTCGTGTTCTGAGACAGAGCCGCATTTACACGTTCCTGACGCTCAACATAAGCAGCCTCATCCACAAAATAAGCAGACTGTCGACCACCACGACCGATATTGTCTCCACACTCACCCGTTATCGTGCTCCCGTTCTCAGGGTTGATAAGACGCATCTCAGCCGAATGCTCTCGCTCGTTGAAACCCTCCGGACGGAATTCCTTCGGTATCATCCGAACCAACGGCCTAATCTTCTCGAAAATGCTCTTGGGATCTCCCTTCTTATCTACCAACTCCTCTTTACGACTACCAAAACCAGCAGCAAATCCAGGACGAAATAACCACATGCTCACAGACCAACCAACAGCCAGCCAAGTAACGCCCATGTCTCTAGACTTCTCAACCAGACCGCCTTCACCAGCTTCCCACCTCTGCGTAAGCCACTGCAAAAACTCTATCTGCCTGTCAAATGGTACGAATGGGATCTCAGCAGGCAAACCTCGCTCAACGTTACGCGGGTCGTAAGTCATGCCCCAATCCTTAACAAAGTCCCACGGAGCGCAGGCATAATGAGCCTTCATCATACCAACCATCTTAGGGTCTTTCCTCAGCTTCATCAAAAGCTTCGCCCTATTTGAAAGCTCCAACGGGTAATTCGGTTTCAAAAAGTCCATATCATTATCTCCATATCAAAAGTCATACTAGGGATTGTCAGAGCCATTAAAGCAACCTCGCTATCCAGTGTTACCGCACAGCTCAAGGATATACTCACAAACGCTCAGAAGGATTCGAACACACCAAACATGTCTCTAACACTGAGATACAAACATCGGATGTAAATTTATTCATACCACATATACCCATAAACAAACACTGCACACAAAAGCAACCTAATCCGAAATCCCAGAAAATATTCAAAAAAAAATGGGGATAAGGAAATAAGGTCTTTATGTTTCTAATCGGGGATTTCCTACACCTGGAGCTACCACCACAACACCCCACCCCATCCTCAAGAAAGCGGGATAGGGTATCCGGGGGGGTAGGGGTCGTTTTCCCTGGTTTCCCTGGTGATTCGGTCTCAATCTGGCTTGAATCGGTGCCTGAGCTGTCCTCGGCTGTCGTTTCTCCTCTCGTCCGGCTGGCAGTGGCTTGAAGCAGCCGGGCTTGAAGCAGCCGGGATTGAAGCAGCCGTCATTGCTTCGCTAACCTGCAATGCGTCACTTACGATCAGCATCCTATGAACTCCGCTCTCTCAGCCGCTCCGCTCCGCTCGTTTGCTCCTTTGGAGATGGTCAGCCGCTCCACTTGCTGCCGCCGATGGCATTGCTTTGCTGCTTATCAAGTAGATGGAGAGCCCGGGCATCACCCCATCAGCTGCTTATAGGCTTCGGACGCTGCTTCCGGGCTGAGTGACACATCTAAATGAGCCGTGATCACTTTACCGGTAATCTCCGCTTGTATCCTGTCTCCGTAGCGCTTCGGGTCCCACTTGCTGAGCAGCTTCAACCGGGTTTCAACACGTAGCTTGCTCCGTTGAATCACTTCCGAGTTGGTTCGCTCGTTTCCGTCATCATCGGTGATCAAGTCCTTGCTTGAGTCATCTGCTATCCGAAGACAGTCGATGGCAATAGTGTCATGGCCTAGAAGACGCGCATGTGCGATGCTTGAGGCGAATGCCTCGTCTTCGTCTCTCCATGCCTTGAGAGTCCATGCGCTGGGTAGTTCTGCGATGTCTCTACAAACTACCGCTTCGGGAGTCCCGGTTGAAATTGCTTGAATCACTTTGCGCTTAACTTCTGCTTTCTGCTCTGGGGTGAAGTAGCGTGATCTTCCGTCTGGCTCTTTTTTCGCTCTGGTTGCTACGATTTCGAGAGGCTTGGCTTCTTGCTTGGCAATAGACTTGAGTAGGTTTCTGCGTAGTGTCTTCTGCCTTGTGGGTTTGCGTGCGGCTGGCTTTGTCTTGGGTTGCTTTGTCTTGGGTTGCGTCTGTTTCATGCTGGTATGTTGTGGTTAGGTTGTGGAAGTGGGCAATGGGATTAGGTATCGCGGTACGTCTGTGGATTGTTTGGGTGATTGTGACGGCGTGGACGGCACAATGGTGTTGGATTGGCTGTGATGTCGAGAGAATAGGGTGGGGGTGGAGGGTTAGGCGGTTGTGACGGCGTTAGACGGCGTTAGACTGCTGCAGTTGATGAGGATACCGGGCGAGGGGTGAGACATATACTCAAACGGGAGTGAATGTCAAATCGAGTTTTTGTAGGTGTGTGAGTGGGGTTGAGATGGGGGTAAGCGGGTAGGCAATTATTGCCCCTTTTGGATAGTACCTAGACTAGGTAGGTAGGCAATATTTGCCTAGTAGAGCTGGGAAGGATTTCCCAATGTTTAGTTTATTGAACATATTGATTGACTCGTTGCAGTAGTGTGCTAGTTTTTGGTTGTTGGCTGAGTTATAGCTGACACGGGCCGAGACGATCTCGGTAATTTTACCCTCTTATATCTTATGCAGACCGACACCAAAACCACCTACCGCATCAAGGCCGAATTTAGCTATTACCCAGGGACATGCTACGCTCCTGTTGATGGGT